GCCACACCAGCGGCGCGTTACCACTGCGGCGCCACGCCCAATGACGATGACCTTCCGTCAGCTCACGGCCGCGAACATCGCTACATTCGAGACGTTCTTTGAGGACGACCTGTCGTGGGGCGCATTGTCGTTCACGATGCCGCATCCCATTACCGATGCCACAGAGACGTTTCGCTTCGTAAGCTCAGGGGCGCCCTACAGCATCGCGCACACGACGCGAACTGAGTTCCAGCTGACAATCAACGTGGAAATGCTTTGATATGCCAAGATCACTTTCTCCATCTGGCATCGCGTCGATCCAATCCCAAGAGACGGGCGATGTCTGGGTGGCGATCATCGAGCTAGATCACCCGACATTCGCGCAGACCATTCGCTTGGTGAATAACGACGAGTCTGTCATGTATGGCGGCCACCCATACAGCCCGTTTCCGTTCGAGCTGTCGCTCCCGAACGATGTCGATGGTGAGCTGCCAGTGCTAGATTGGGCCGCAAGCAATGTCAGCCGTGAGTTGGTTCCAGAGTTTCGAGCGGCAGCGGCATCAGCCGGATATATTCAGGCGCGTGTTGCGTGGCTGCGCGCGAACGATCCGACGACCCTAGAGGTTGGGTGGCTGGATCTCGAAATCCGGAACATCCCGTATGACACGACAACGCTTCGCGGCACGATGTCTGTTGAACCCCTGTTGGACCAGCAGTTCGGGCACAAGAAGTTCGATCCAATTTTGGCGCCCGGCCTCTTCTGATGTGGACCGACAAGTACGTTGGCATTCCCTACGTCGACGGCGGCAGGGCGATGGACGGCGTCGATTGTCTGGGTCTTCTGGTGATGGTGTTCAAGGAGCGGCACAACATCGCTTTTCCTGACCCGCAGTGCAACGCGCCAGAGGCGCTGCGCCGGGGAGAGGCAGAGACGCAAAAGAAGCGCTTTCGCTGCGTTCAAGTGGCAGAAGAGGGCGACGTGGTGCTGGTCCGGGTGAAGGGTCGCCCGCTTCACATAGGCTATGCCTTGAATCATTTCGCGATGCTTCACGCTGATCACGCTCTTGGCGTGTGTGTTGAAGACTTTACAGCGCCGCGTTGGAGCGCGCGCGTAGAAGGAATCTACCGCATTGTTTGACATCCTGCAGAACTCAACAGTTTCGGTCGCGGTTCAGGACAACCCGTTCTTGGACGAAAAGACCGTGCGCCAGATCGAGGCTGGTGCGACTGTGGCAGAGATCGTGCGCGACGCGGGCATACCTGATGACCTCAAGTTGCGCTATCACGTCACGATTGGACATGGCGCTCGAGCGGCGTCGATCCCGCTTGACCAGTGGGGGCGCGTGCGGCCGAAGGCTGGCGCGCTGATCTCCATCCACCCGAAGCCGGGTGATCCGGGCTCGCTGACCGCCATCCTGACATCCGTCGTTTCTGCAGCAGCTCCTTCTGCAGCTTCTTGGCTTCTGGGCGCAAAGCTGGCCTCAAACGCTTTTCTGTTGGGTCTGACAACTGCCGCGATCACAGTTGTCGGCGCGCTCGCAGTCCGTGCGCTAGTTCCGCCGCCGTCAACCGATCGCGGTCAATCGCAAGATGACCCGAACTACTCATTGACGGGGCAGGCGAATGTCCCGAACCCGTATGGCGTGGTTCCGACCGTGTTCGGGCGTCACCAGATGTTCTTCCCGCCCATGACGTCCGGATACACGGAGAGCGATGGCGACGACATCCTGTTCCGCGGAAGGTACACGCTAGGTCACGGCACAGTAGCGCTGGAAACGCTCAAGATCGGCGATACGAGCGTTCTGGATTTTGACGACGTTGAATTGGAGTTCCGGAACGTCAATCAGACCGAGACAGAGGCCATGATCGCTGGCATCGGGGCGAAGACGCTCGCGTGGCGGTCCGGCGCTGACGTCATGGAGTTGTACCCGGACAACATCGTTGAAGAGCCGCTGAATGTCGGCTTGGTTTTGAACGACCCACAGACGCGCACGACTGAGCTGAACACACGAGAGTTTTCTGTCGATTTCAGCTTCAATGGCCTCTTCTACGTTAGCGACTCAGGAAATCGGCAGTCGTCGTACGCCGGGTTTGCGATCTCCTACCGACCGGTAGGTACAACGCCTTGGCTCACGGCCAGCGCGCGATGGGATGTAAGCGGGTCAACCACCGCATACCTGCGCCGGACATTTTCGTTCAAGCCGCCAGAGGGCCCGGGTCAGTACGAAGTCAAGGTCGAGCGCATCGTGGAAGGCGGCGGCGGCGATCAGACCACTCACGACTCGACTTGGACGGCGTTGCGATCGGTTCGCGCAGGCACCTTGCCGAGCGACCCTGACATTGCCGAGGTCTGCATAAAGGTTCGCGCCTCACAGCAGCTGAGTGGTCGTCTCGACACGTTCAACGGCGTTGTCTGGAAAATGGTGCCCATCTGGAACGGAAGCGCTTGGACTGCGCCGCAGAAGACCCGGCATCCAGCTTGGGCCTTTGCGCACGCGCTCAAGGGGCCGATGGTGCGATCGCCGCAGCCGGACAGCAAGATCGACCTAAGCGACCTCAAGGCGTGGGCAGATGAAGAGCCGCACTGGACGTGCGACCTCGTGATCGACCAAAAGATGACGGTTCACGAAGTCTTGCAGGCCATCGCAGCGACTGGCCGTGCGACACGGCACATGAAGAACCTCAAGCACACGGTTCTGCGCGATGGCGCAGATGGGCCCGTGGTGGCGCACTTCACGCCGCGCAACAGCTTCGGCTTCAAGGGGAACCTGATCTACTACAAAGAAATCCACGGATTTCACGTCGAGGTTCTGTCCGAGCAACTGGACTGGCAGTACGACCGGATCACGGTCTATGCAGACGGCTACAACGCAGGCAACGCCACAGAGTTCGAAACGCTGCGCCTGACTGGCGTGGTAATCAAGGATGGCGACGTCGATCAAGGCAATGCGTACCGGCTGGCCCGGTATCACCTTGCTCAAGTCTTCCTGCGGCCAGAAGTGTTCACATTCTCGACCGCGCTCGACCACGTGCGCCTTGTGCGCGGCGACAAGGTGCGATTTGTCCACGACGTTCCGCTGATTGGCGTCGGCTCGGGCCGGATCAAGGCTCTGACAGGCACGACAATCACTCTGGACGAAACGCTGGACATCACGGGCGCAGCGCGATTGATCGTGCGGCAGTCTGATGGCGATGAGTTGATCTTGCCAACCAGCACGACCGGCGAGACAGACACATTTACGGTGTCCAGCAGCGCAGGGGCAACCGTTGGCGATTTGGTTCAGGTCGAGCTGACGTCTGTCGAGTCTATGGTGCTCATGGTGACGGGCGTACAGCCGAACGCTGACATGACCGCGAGCATTGAATGCGTTCCTGCAGCTCCGGCCGTCCTGACCGCGGACTCAGGCGTTATCCCTGCGTACACGCCATCGGTCACAGTGCCGACAGCCCTGTCAGTTCGCTTCGGTCCAGCGCGACCCACCGTGCTAGGGGCTTACAGCGACAACACGTCGGTCGAGATACTGACGGGCGGCCAAAGGATGCCTCGCGTAGCTGTTGAGACACAGACGCCGAGCGCCATTGGACCAGCGGCGGCGTCAGTACAGGTTCGGTGGAGGGGAGACAGCACCGGTGGCGAGTGGCAGGCTGGTCTCTGGGTGCCAGTGAGCGCAAGCAACCGCTACTATACTGGCCCGCTCCAAGAAGGTCTTGAGTACGATGTTGAGATCCGCACCTTGGACTCGATGGGGCGCTCGAAAGGATGGGTGACGGCAGCAACCATAACTGCGACATTGTCCGATCCGGTCCCGCCCGACGTCACCAATTTCACCTATAGCGTCGATTCCTTTGGCGTCCTCCTGAAATGGGACCGCATGGTTACGACGGACATTGAGCGCTTTGAGATCCGTCATGATCCTGACGGCTTGCAAGGATGGGCACTGTCCGAGGTGCTTGCCGACGTCTCCCCGCCGTCTATCCAAGCGCATCTTCCGGTTCGCGCGGGCACCTATAGGATCAAGGCTGTCGACTCGTCTGAACAAGAGTCGGTGAGCGACGTAAGCGTGACGGTCAGCGCAAGTGAGTTCAGCACCGCGACAGATATTGTTTCGATCGAGGCGGACGCGCAGGTCTTCACATACGACGCAAGTGGTGCCAACCCGACCCCGGGTTCCACCACGATCACGGCCGCGCACGGCGGATACAACGGGACTGCCTTCTACGAGTTCCTGATTGATGACGTAAGTGTGCAGAACAGCGCTGTCGCGACGTATGCATATACGCCAAAGGCTGACAGCGCAGACATGCCCGAACGAGTCACCGTTCGCTTGAGGGATGGCGCGGTCGACGGTGAAATACTTGCTACGGACGCGACGACCATGATCGGTTTGCAGCCCGGTCAGGCGACCGTCATGTCGCTGTCTAACGAAGCGCATACCGTCCCGGCGCTGGCCGACGGCACCGGGCCCGACCTCACTGGTGCATTGACAGAAGTTTCCGTGTTCTCAGGCGTGACGGACGATACGGCCAATTGGACACTTTCAAAGGCGCAAAGTGGTTGCACGTCAACTCTGTCGGGAACGACGGTTACTGTCACCTCGATGTCGGCTGATGCCGCTTATGTTGACATCACGGCCAGCCGTACTGGCTACACGTCGATCACCAAGCGGTTCACGTTGGCAAAGGCGCGCGCTGGCGACACTGGTCCGACTGGCGACACTGGCCCAACAGGTCCGACTGGTCCGACTGGCGCCACCGGATCGACCGGCCCAACTGGTCCAGCTGGCGACACTGGTCCGGCTGGCCCAACTGGTCCAACTGGCGACACTGGCCCGGCTGGCCCAACAGGCCCGGCCGGCGATCCCGGGGAAGATGCCATCACTGGCACGGTTGATTGGGTCAACGGCGACACCATTCACAAGAGTGCGTCCGGGGTCTACACGCCGAGCAGCACAGCGATGCTGTTTGATGCAGTGTTTTACGAGGGCGGGGTAAAGGTCGCGCAGGAGCGGTTCCAGCTTACGCGCGTCGGCGACTCATGGTCTACGACCATCAGCGATCCGTACAATGCAGGCGATACGAATACGAGCCGAACCAGCGCCGGGCCTGTCACGGTCAACGGCAAGGTCGCTACGGTTACAATCACGTACAGCTACCTTGGCAAGACGGCGTCGGTAAACGCGACCGCACGCATTCTGGAGGATGGAGCGACAGGCACGCCAGCGAAAGGCGTCCGCATCACGGCTGACAAGCAAGTCTTTACCTTCGATCAGTCGGGCGCGGCTGATCCGGGCAGCCAGACCATCACCTTTACCGCCGCAGGTCAGAATACGAGCGGGTCTTACGTTTTCACTGCGTCACCGTCCGTTTCTCTTGGCGGCTCTGGGGAGACCGCGACGCTCAGTGTGGCCAGCTTTGGCTCGAATGACTCGGTGACAGTCACGGTCGCAATTGACGGGGTCGAGGACAGCGTGACGGTCTACCGCGTACAGGCGGGTGACGACGGAATCACGGTGGTCTTGTCCAATGAAAGCCACGGGTTCACGGCAGACAAAGATGGCAACATTGCGGATTACAGCGGTGGCGGCACTGAGTTTCGCGTGTATCAAGGCGCGGAGCTTTTAGAATACAATACGATCAACGGTCCGGGCAGGTGGGAGTTTACGAGCGGGTCGTGGTCCGGCATTACGCCCGGCTCTCTTTCGGCCACGAACGGCGCAACATTCGCCACGCGAAACGCCCCGTCGAGCATGAGCGGCGACACGGCTTATATTGATTGGGCTATTACCGGTCAGACCTTGTCTGGCAAGTCGTTCACAATCATCAAGCGACAGAGCTTCACGAAGGCAAAGACCGGCCAAACTGGCGATGGTGCGATTGGCGTCACGGTCAGCGCGAACAAGCAGGTTTTCACCTACGACAAGAGCGGCGCGGCTGATCCTGCTTCGCAGACAATCACGCTGACAGCTGTTCGGCAGAACACGACTGAACCGGCTGTGTTTTCCACTTCGCCAGCGGTGTCGCTTTCAGGCACCGGCGATACGCGGTCCCTATCTGTCGCGAACTTTGGCTCTAACGACGCAGTGACGGTGAGTGTCTCAGCCAGCGGTGTAAGCGATAGCGTCACGATATATCGCAGCCAGCCGGGCGCGGATGGGGCAGACGCGCTTGTCTCGATACTGACAAACGAAGCCCACACAATCCCCGTCGATGCAGACGGCAACAATGGGTCATACGTCAACAGCGGCACGGACATCGAGGTTTGGGAAGGCAGCACGCAGCTTGACTACGACGGCAACGGCACCACGGCTGGCCATTTTGACGTATCAGCGAGCGCAAGCGGCATAACTGCGGGGTCCATTATCGCAGACGGCAATGTCGCGCGCATGCTTAACTGCTCAACTATGAGCGCCGACACGGCTGCGATCACGTTCACAATCAGTGGCAAACGGCTTGACGGGACGTCGTTCACGCTCACGCGCCGCATGACTTTCTCGAAATCCTATGCTGGACCGACTGGTGATCGCGGCGCGGGACGGTGGGACATCGGCGTAACCACCCTTCCAACCGTATCGTTGGCGGACGATCGCTGGAATGATGGCTCTGGGAACCAGCCCACACGCCCGGTCGTCGGCGATCAGGCATGGTTCTACACAGGCACACAAGCCAGCCCTACCGCTCAAAGGGTTTTTGTCTGCACAAGCGTGACCTCAGACACCGTTCACTCGTGGGAGCAGATGGCTTCGGTTGTGGATGGCAACCTGTTGGTCACAGACAGTGTTTATGCTGATGCCATCAAGCTGGACGGCGTAACCCTGACTGCGGACGGCAAAACGCTCATCATCAAGGCCGAGGGCGTCGACACACCGCAGATCGCAGGCAACGCGGTCACGTCGGGTTTTTACTATGATGTCGCTGTAGATACAGGCGTGCATAGCCAAAGCTCCGAGCACGCGCGTGTAAATCTATCGACGGCTGACATCGACGATGCGCAGCAAGTGTTGCTGTTCGCCACAGTGACCATGACATGGACCGGAACGCCCGGCACATGGTCTTGGTCTTTCACAAAAAGCTCGTCAGGAACTACGATTGAATCCGCTACGGCTGTTGAG